GCCCTGACAAAAACAGAGCGTGAGCTGGCCCTGTCCCGACTGAAGGGGGAGGAAAAAGAGCGTGCCCGGCTGGGGTATGCGGCGGATGACCTTGGTTTTGTGGGGGATTCGTATCAGGAGGCGAGACAGCGTTATATCAGTAATGCTCTGGAAGCCTGGCGTAATAACGAGGCGAACAAACCTAAATCCCGGGGTGGAAAATCAGAGACGGAAAAAGCGGAAGACAGTTTTTCCCGGCTACTGAAGCAGCAGAAAGAGCAACTGGCACTGGCGGGTCAGAATACAGAGCTGGCGAAGCTGAAGTACCAGACTGCGCAGGGCGAACTGAAAACCCTGACGGAGATGCAGAAGCAGGAACTGCTGCGTAACGCGGCCCTGATTGACCAGCAAAAAATCCGGGAACAGTTGCGATCCCGGGAAGAGACCCTGAAGAATGATAATGTGGCTGCGCGTGCATCAAATGAAGCCGAACTGCTGGGATACGGGCAGGGAGAACGAGCCAGGGAACGCATGCGGGAGTTGCAGCAGATCCGCGACAGCTTCCGCCAGAAGGATGCGGACCTTCAGTCTCAGTATCAGACCGGGGATATCAGTGAGGATTTTTACAGACAGGCACGGGCACAGAACGCGCAGTATCTGAGCGAACGCCTTAAGGACCAGGCAGCCTTTTATGCCGAATCGGATGTGCAGCGTGCGGACTGGCAGAAAGGGCTGCAGGAGGGGTTCAGTAACTGGGTGGATAATGCGTCCGATTACGCCTCACAGGCAGCACAGCTGGCGACGGAGGGTATCTCAGGGATGGTGAATAACATCACGGAGATGCTGAACGGGAATAAAGTGGAATGGCGCAACTGGGCCTCATCAGTGCTGCAGGAAATATCAAAAGTTCTTATGAATGCCGCGATTGTCAACGGGATCAAGACGGCGGCAAACAGTATGTCCGGTGCAGGAGGATTTATTGGCAGTATTGGTGACTGGCTGGGCGGTGCGGTGGCCAATGCAAAAGGCGGCGTGTATACCTCGGCAAACCTGAGTGCGTACAGCAACAGCATTGTGGATACGCCCACGTACTTTGCCTTTGCAAAAGGGGCCGGGCTGATGGGGGAAGCCGGACCTGAAGCCATAATGCCCCTGACCCGGGCGGCGGATGGCTCGCTGGGCGTACGTGCCGTGGGCAGGATGAACGGGAGTGCGGGTCTGGTGTATTCCCCGGTCTACCACATCGCCATTCAGAATGACGGGGCCAACGGTCAGATAGGGCCGGAGGCGGCAGGCAGCCTTGTTCAGCTGATTGACCAGCGGGTGCAGGCGGTGATGCTGTCCATGCGACGAGACGGAGGAATGCTGAGTGGCTGAGATAAAAACGCTGCATCTGGTCCCGCGTGAAGGGATGCAGGTGAGTGAGAAACCGTCGGTGGTGAGGGTCCGGTTTGGTGACGGTTATGAACAGCGCCGACCGACGGGACTGAATGCCCGACTGAAGACATTTCAGGCAGTGTTCCGGGTGACGGATGAGGCGACCCGGCGCTGGCTGGATGAATTTTTATCGTGGCATGGTGGTTACCGTGCCTTTTTGTGGAAACCCCCGAAACATAACCGGACGGTCAGGGTGGTGTGCCGGGAGTGGAGTATTACGGATAACGCCAGGTACAGCGATTTCAGTTGTATGATGGAACAGGTAATAAGATAAGTTTTTGAGAAAAAACCTAAAAGCATCGTTTATTAATTTGCTTGCTTGTTATTTTTGTTTTGTCTTGACATAAAGTGCTATCAAAGTTGTTTTTTTACATTTTGAAACAAAATAAAAATTAAACCCGTAATTTAATTTACAATATTTTGAGTTTTGTTCATGACATCTCTATGCATGAATAGTTCAGTTTAAATAAGGATTAAATCATGAAAAAAATGACAGTGGCACTTTCAGCTGTGGCAGCAGCTGTAATTTTTGCAGCGGGGGCGCAGGCTGCAGAAGTATACAATAAAGATGGCAATAAACTTGATGTGTATGGGCGTGCAACTGCACTCCATTATTTCTCCAGTGATAAGGGGGATGATGGAGATAAGACATACGCACGTCTGGGCTTTAAAGGTGAAACTCAGATTAATGACCAGTTGACTGGTTTTGGTCAGTGGGAATATCAGTTCTCTGGTAATAAAGCTGAATCAGAGGGTGCTGCGGGTAATAAAACCCGTCTTGCATTTGCAGGTCTGAAGTTTGGTGAGTTTGGCACCATTGATTATGGTCGTAACTATGGTATTGCGTACGATGTTGGTTCTTATACTGACGTATTACCAGAGTTTGGCGGTGATGGCTGGACCCAGACCGATAACTTCATGACAGCCCGTACTTCCGGGGTATTAACCTATCGTAATACAGATTTCTTTGGGCTTGTCGATGGCCTGAATTTTGCGGCACAGTACCAGGGTAAAAATGATCGGGGTGATCTCCGGAAAGCTAATGGTGATGGTCACGGTTTCTCAGCCAGTTATGAATATGAAGGTTTTGGTATCGTTGCCGCATATATTAATGCGGACCGAACCAATAATCAGGAAAAAGGTCTGAATGGTACTCTGACGATTGAACAAACTGATCCTTTAACCGGTAAAGTGACTGAAAAGCAGATCGTTGTTGATTCCGGTAGTGTTGCAAAAGGTAAACACGCTGAGATGTGGGGAGTCGGACTAAAATACGATGCTGACAACCTTTACCTGGCTACAACATATTCCGAAACTCAGAATCTGACGACCTTTGGTGATAAAGGAGTTGCAGATAAAGCGCAAAACTTTGAAGCGGTACTGCAGTATCAGTTTGATTTCGGTCTGCGTCCATCTCTGGCATTCCTGCAGTCTCGTGCTCAGGATGTCATTGTAGGTGGTAAAAACTATGGTGACCAGGATTTGGTTAAGTATGTTGACGTAGGTGCGAAATATTACTTCAATAAAAATATGTCCACCTATGTTGATTATAAAATCAATCTGGTTGATGAGAATAAGTTTACCAGGGATGCGGGCATTGCAACGGATGATATCGTTGCTGTTGGTATGACTTATCAGTTCTGATGATTACTGGTAAATAAATACAGGCCATCTGCCCTCACAGATGGCCTGTATCAGTGGAAGTTATATTTCCACTGGTCACTGCGATCAGCTATTAGCTGATTTAATTTTCATTTTATTACCTTCATCGTTTTTGATTTTTTAATTGAACTATTTTATCAGGGGCGCATTGCGCCCCTTTTTTTATGGGTGGATGTTTATGCAGGAGATCAACGAAGAAAGCCTGAATGAGTCGGTTAAATCAGAGCAGTCACCGCGGGTGGTACTCTGGGAAATTGACCTGACGGTGCAGGGTGGTGAGCGGTATTTTTTCTGTAATGAGCTGAATGAAAAAGGGGAGCCGGTCACCTGGCAGGGGCGGAAGTACCAGGCATACCCGATTGACGGCAGCGGCTTTGAGATGAACGGGAAAGGGAGCAGTGCCCGCCCGTCACTGACGGTGTCGAATCTGTTCGGGCTGGTTACCGGGATGGCGGAGGATTTGCAGAGCCTGGTGGGGGCCACGGTGGTTCGTCGCCGGGTGTATGCGCGTTTTCTGGATGCGGTGAATTTTGTGGCAGGCAATCCGGAGGCTGACCCGGAGCAGGAGCTGACGGACCGCTGGGTGGTGGAGCAGATGTCGCAGCTCACAGCCATGACGGCCTCGTTTGTGCTGGCCACACCGACCGAGACGGACGGGGCGCTGTTTCCCGGTCGTATCATGCTGGCGAACACCTGTATGTGGACCTACCGCTCTGATGAGTGTGGTTACACGGGCGGGGCTGTGGCGGATGAGTTCGATAAACCCACCACGGATATCCGTAAGGACAGATGCAGCAAGTGCATGCGCGGGTGTGAACTGCGCAGGAATGTCGGCAATTTTGGCGGTTTCCTTTCCATTAATAAACTTTCGCAGTAAATCCCGGTTTATGACACAGACTGAATCAGCGATTCTGGCGCATGCCCGGCGGTGTGCGCCTGCGGAGTCGTGCGGCTTCGTGATAAGCACGCCGGAGGGGGAGCGGTATATCCCTTGTGTGAATATTTCCGCAGAGCCGGAGGCGTATTTTCGTATCGCACCGGAAGACTGGCTGCGGGCAGAGATGCAGGGGGAGATTGTGGCACTGGTCCACAGTCATCCCGGTGGGCTGCCCTGGCTGAGTGAGGCAGACCGGCGACTGCAGATAAAAAGTGCCCTGCCCTGGTGGCTGGTCTGCCGGGGTGACATTCACAAATTCCGCTGTGTGCCACATCTGACAGGACGGCGCTTTGAGCACGGGGTGACGGACTGTTACACGCTGTTCCGGGATGCTTATCATCTGGCGGGGACTGAAATGCCGGATTTTCATCGCGAGGATGACTGGTGGCGCAACGGCCAGAACCTGTACCTGGACAATATAGAGGGAACGGGCTTTTACCGGGTGCCCCTGTCCTCTGCACAGGCGGGCGATATTCTGCTGTGCTGCTTTGGTGCTTCGGTACCGAACCATGCCGCCATT